CAAGATTGATACGCTGGAGGGTACGATACCGAATGCTTGCGGTGGTGTCTCTCAACGGGTTACAAGGGAGAGCAGAAACAGGGCCAAAGGGATTAAGCCGAGCCTTAAGAAAGTCCTTAACACACGAGGAGGGTAAACTCTTCGCGGCTTTTCGCTCAAGCTTGTTGAGCTGCTGGTACTTCTTTGAGCTCTTGAGGGGCTTCGATCCCTTCGACTTGGAGGGGACCTGAATCTTCTTAGCTGATTTAGGCATGGTGGGCAGTCCAGTTTGATCGACGGGTGGGTGAGAATTTCTATGGCGCCCCCACCTAGACACGGCGCCATAGGGGCCTACCCCTTCACGGCAGGGTGGCAATTGGAAACAAGGCCCCATTTCTCGGGCCCTGTTATCTTCCACTCCTCGAGATACATGAAGCCCCACTGAAAAACCGAGTGTTGTGGGTACTGACTTTCTGTATCGACCGTGAAGACATAGGGGCGAAGCTCTTTCCGCACTACCTCAGGTGAGTCAAATGATCTCTCCTTCTCAAGGAAAGCCTTTGAGTGGTTGAGGAAGTCCCCGAAGACCGGAGTTTGAGCGTCCGACAATAACGCAGCAAGGGTCTTCTCGTGGAGCTTGTCCTTCCAGGTCACGTTACTAGGAAGCTTTGGCGTAGCGTGAAACTTGGACATTTGACGGGGGACATCGCAGATTGAAGATGGGTCTCCGAACCATACATCAGGTCCATAAAAGCGAGCTAAGAAGTTGACACCGAGGGGGGAGTGCTCACGATGGAACGACTCCGCCTTCGCGGACAAGGAGAAGCGCAGAGCGGTGGCGTTGAACTCCTCTGCGGTTATGCCTGCAGTGAGGCCATCGTCACCACCATAGATTCCGAGCGACTCATACGCCTCACGGGGGGTCATCCCTTTGTGACGAAGGCAAGCGTAGTTGACGAAAGCATTCGTCACGCTGCCTGCGTGGGACGTCCACCACCATCCGGACCTAATAGACATACCGGGGTCGTAGGCGTATCCGCTGCTCCCAAATATCATGGGAGTATCAAATGTCTTCCTAACCAGCTCGCGGACGCGCATCTTAAAATCGGGAAAAAGGGCTGACCACAACTCGATGATAAAATCAACGAGGAAGTTGGTGAAATGCCCATCGAACCTGCTGAAGTCTGTTGTTGTGACCTCAGTGGCTTCAGAACAGATTGTTGCGACCCTGTGAGCAATCTCACTGGGCGTCTTACCAAAAGCGTACCATGGCATAGTCTTAAGGAACTCTCCCATGGGTCCAGCAAAAGTGCCGGACTCCTCTCTATTATCCTCAGGCATGTCCGATATGATTCTGGGGTCTTTCTCATCCTGATAAGCTTCAGCCTTGAGAAAAGCCTTTCCTCTAATCGATGCGACACCCTGTTCTAGGAAATTAGTGAGGCGCTTCAACTGTTTTCCTGCCATGTTCATGACGAGCTCACGTGAGGTGACCGGATGGAGGGCAACAGATCCATTCCGTGTAACCAAGTTTATGAACTCGCCCCGATATTTAAACATGTTAATTGTCGGTTTCTGCGAGCGCGATATTTTCTGGGGAAGAACGACTCTCCCCAGGACGGCGGCCATTTGATTTGTGCAATTGTCATACGGCACATAGCATAATGTCTTATTGCTACGGTCGGTAAGGATCGGTTTGATGTATGGAACCATCAACGTCCTGCTCTTCTCTCTCGTTTCTCCGCCCTTTGTGTAATGATTGATCTCG